CTTGTTAGGACAGTGTCTAAGGTCGATAGAGTCTCCTTTAAAGGTGTCTGTCTTACTCAGTTCAACGAGGAAGACTGGCAAATGGGAGCGGCCGAGGGTGTGCTAAAGACGTGCGGGTTTGATCTCACTGAGTTCATCCCAACCGTCTGGGAGCTGATCCCTAATTCCTTTGTCTTCGACATGTTTACTAATGTCGGCGACATTCTTGCTGCCATTCACGGAATGCAGGCGAAATTCGTCTGGTATTCGTGTGGCAGAAAGACCACTTGTACTGGCGTCCAGTCTTATCAACCGGACGACGCAGGTCTTGCGAAGCTTGTGGTATATCCGAATGGATCGCCACGTGCCTCGTTCAACTCCTTCTACTCAACCGACTCATCCTGTGAGAAGGTCATCGTGTCGAGGAGCATCCCTGAACTGCGCTTACCCGCGCTCCAGTTGGAGTTACCGGGTAAGCCTTTTCAGTGGGCCAACCTTTTAGCTCTTGCGAGCCAAAAGCTTAAGTAGTAGTCGGCGTCACTACTCCCGTCGTGACGTTGTCTTAAATCCTTTTCAATTGGGAGTACTATGTTTAATCCATCCTCGCCGATTACCGGCGCGGCAGTGTCCGGGCTTACTAGCCCGACATACACCATCAGCGCCGACCAGGGCCCTACCCCCGCTGCAAAGCAGTATGCGGTTACGGGTCTTGGCGGTACCCAAGCTGGTGTGACTGCTCATTCCCTATCGTCACCATTTACCCTTACCATGTTTCGCCCTGCGAACATCAAGGTTTTGGGCCAGCCTGGTCCTAACGGACAAGTCCGAGCGTTTCCGAAGAATGTCTTCGAAGTGCTCACTCGGAAAGGCGTAAACGTGCTGGCGAACCAGCCCGTTCAGACAGCGTTCATTCGCTCGTCGTTCTCCTTCCCAGCTGGAGCAGACAGTTATGACGCCGTGAATCTCAAAGCGGCTATCTCTGCGCACATCGGTTTGATCTGGCAAATTGCCCAGGGCATTACCGATACTACGCTAACTGGTACGCTCTAGTGTCCGTCCGGACGAATAGAGGTGAGATAGGTCAATCTTCCCACATGGGGGCACGAATATGGGCAATAGTTCTGTTCTTTGGCATCTCCTTGCTAGCGATATTAGGAATGCTCTGGGTACTCGCAGCTGTCGCATTGGATGTGAAAGTCCTGATGCAAACAGCCCAGACGCCCCAGGGTTATCTCCACGAGAGTACGCCTGTGCAGCCTTACTACGATCAATCGTCAAGAAGTTCCAAGACGAGATAGACCGTGATGCGGCAGACAGCGCTGCGTTTGCCAAGTTTTCCGAGGCAAATGCAGCATGTTCCGGGCAGTTTGAGCTCAATGAGGGCGAGCTCGGTCCCTACGATGAAATCATCCTTGGTCAGTTCCGTCAGGAGATGTATAACTTCTTTACTCCCGCCGGATACCCCTTGTTAGACCTAGCCTCGATAGAGGCGAACGTCGATGTAGGCCCGGGTTCCACCCCTTATTTAGAGGATACC